AGAAATTCGTAAAATCCTAAATGAAAGTAATACATGAATACATCTTTTGAACGATCTGCAAACGCTTCCGATGAATGGTACACGCCACGAGAAATCATTGAAGCATTAGGTGAATTTGACCTTGATCCATGTGCTCCCATGCACCCTCTTTGGGCTACTGCAAAAATCATGTACAACAAGCAGGACAATGGTCTTATACAAAATTGGGGGGGGCGAATTTGGCTTAATCCCCCTTATTCCCGTCCGCTTATTGAACAGTTTGTTAAGCGTTTGGCAGAGCATGGCAACGGAATTGCATTGCTCTTCAATCGTTGTGACTCAAAGATGTTTCAAGATGTCATCTTTAAGAAAGCCACGGCAATGAAGTTTCTACGTAACCGGATTCGTTTCTTTCGCCCTGATGGAACACGTGGGGACAGCCCCGGTTGTGGAAGTGTTCTTATTGCATTTGGCTGGGAAAATGCCGAAATTTTAAGGAATTGCTCTTTACAAGGCAAATATGTTGAACTTAACAATGATAAATGATGAAAATCTTATATTTACTCATGCTCATTGCCGGTCTTTTATGGATCGGTGATTTCTCCATCACCTTAAAGCCCTTTTCTGTATCTTTACCATGCTGGTATAAAACCGTTGGCATACTTCTATTTTGGCTGTCAATGACTATATATGTTTTAGGCGAGCATACTAAAGGCTATAAGGAAGGATTTGATACTGGAGTTAAAAAGTGCATTGAGATACTTGATAGAAATTGCCACTCTAAAGAAATAAATAATGATGAAACGGTACAGAATCAATAAAACTACTACATTCGTAGAAGATAATCACAGCGGAAATAAAGAGAAATACCTCATTCCTGATTACAAAGTGCAAGTCAAATTTGCGTGGATTTGGATAACAGTTAAGTCCTTCCATGATGAAGATGAAGAATACGCAAAAAATTGTGCGAATGAACTTCTTGAAAAACTTAACGAAAAGATTTGATTATGATTGAATTACAAGGGAAATTCGGCAAAGATTGTAAAATATTTGCCAATACAATAGAAAATGAAGCTATCGGAACGATACAAAACATTTTGAATAATCCGGTTACGACTGGTGTTCCAGTTCGTGTTATGCCTGATACCCATCAAGGAGTAGATATAGTGATTGGATTCACTATGCCGGTTACAGATCGTGTCAATCCCAATCATATCGGAGTGGATATTGGTTGTGGAATGTTATGTGTAGAAATTGAAAACGCAATAACAAAAGATTCTTTTCCGGACATTAATCATGCAATCCGTTCCACCATACCTATGGGATTTGAGATTAACCAACAATCCTTATCCCAACAAGAAAGGGAGAATTTGTTTACCTTCTTATCTATCAGAATGGAACAGTTCTGCTCTAAATTCCAACTGGCAAAACCGGTTATTAGTGAGGAATATGTATCACAACTTTGTAAGAAGGTGGGAATAAATGAAACTACATTCTACAACTCTTTAGGTACATTGGGAGGTGGGAATCACTTTATAGAACTGGGGCGTGCTGAGTCAACCAATAATATATTTCTTACAATACACACCGGATCGCGGAACTTTGGTGTGAAGGTTTGCAAATACCATGCCGAAATAGCCAAATTTGACAAAAAAGCTTTTTCTAATGAAATTCAACGCTTGAAATCCGCTGTTGAACCACAATCCATGCAAGCTGAAATACAACGTTTGAAGGAAAAATTTGCCGGGTATTCCGGGTATCTCACAAATGAAGCAATGCTTCACTATTTATGTGACATGGTGATTGCACAAGGATATGCCGCTTTCAACCGCAAGTTGATTATACAACGTATAATCAAAGCTTTGGGCTGGAACACTGCAATATCCGTTGAGACAGTCCATAACTATATCAGCTTTGATGATATGATAATCCGTAAAGGGGCTATTGCTGCATACGCCAATGATTATGTTGTGATTCCTATGAATATGGCAGACGGTATTCTTCTTTGTCGTGGTAAGGGAAACAAAGATTGGAATTATTCTGCACCCCACGGTGCCGGACGCTTATACTCCCGTTCCGAAGCTAAAGAAAGATTATCAATGGATGTATTCAAAGCCCAAATGAGCAATGTGTATTCTACTTCCGTATGTGAAGGGACATTGGATGAAAGTCCTATGGCATACAAAAATGTTCAGGAGATAAAAGAGCTTATAGAACCTACGGTAGAAATTGTTGATACAATTGTGCCCCTAATCAATATCAAAGCTGTATGATAGAAAAGACAGACTTCCCTTATACTCTTGGCGGCTATGTCGAACAGCAAAATTATAAAGGTTTCGACATAGCCGTTTCCATTCGCAGATACAAAGGAATATCAGCTTATGTCATTTCCTCGGAGAAAAGGCTGATCCGTGAAGAATCTGCCACCTTTGCCGACAAAGAAGACATGTTCCGTTGGGGACGAGAAGCGGTTGACCGGTATTTGGAACAGCAAGAACGTAGAAAAGAAGAGAATGCAGTCAAACGGGCAGACTATTATAAGAAGAAAGCTCGTGTGGCAGCATTGAAAGCCTTTAATGCCGCTATGTATTTCTCTGATATAAAGGACGGACTTTATGATAAGGCAAAAGGATTTTTTGAATATGAACTGGATAAGGAACATGCAAAGATCAGATGAAAACACTTGATATTATACAAGGCTTTTGCGATCATGTTTTTCGTGATAAAAAAGGAAACCGCATCTTTCCCAATATTTTTGTCGGGAAATGGGAAGCTGACTTATTGGAAGTTACCCGGTCACACCTGACTTATGAATATGAAGTAAAAGTAAGCAGATGTGATTTCCATAAGGATAAAAAGAAAAGTGATAAATATGGCAAGAACAAGTTTGATGTTGTCACTTCCGGCCAACGTACCAATTATTTTTATTATATAGTACCAAAAAGTTTGATAAAGCCCGATGAAGTCCCTGATTTTGCCGGGCTTATTTATGCTTATGAAGGATCAGTGCAATGTTATTCTCTTGAAAAGGGAAGGTATGCGGTAAAGAGAATTTTCTTTGAGGTAGTCAAGCCTGCCCAAAAAGTTTCTGACATGAAAGCGGATGATAATTTCATTCGTAAACTCGACTTATCCATGTACTATCGCTATCACCAAATGAGAAGAGACAATTACAAAAATAAGGAATAATATGGAATTAAGATTAGACCCTGAAATACCGGTCACACGGGTTGTCAACGGACATAATGTTTTCAATAAAGGCTATCACCACGGATTAAGAGGAAAAACTTATGAAGAATACTATGGCAAAGAGAGAGCTGTTGAAATAAGAAAAAGACACAGCGAAGCTTTGAAAGGGCATAGATATTGGTCTAATGGAAACGCCCATGCTTTTGCGTGTATCGCAATCACTCCCGAAGGCAAATGGTATAGATTCGATTCAATAATCCAAGCTGCCCAAAAGTTAAATCTGAATTATGCCACAGTTCGCCGGTATATAAAACGAAAAATCAAACCCCAAAATGGCTGGCAATGGTTTTTGGAGAAAGATAATAACTGGATAAAACATATTGATAATGGAAAAGCTGAATGAGATCGCACAAAAAGCTTATGAATGTGCTGTAAGACGTGGAAAGATTGATCCCGACAATGATAGCAACAACAATCTTCACCGCGATCTGCTTGAAGAAGTTGCCGAGGTATTCGAGTGTACGGGTGAGAAATCTCCACATATTAAAGAGTATTTAGATGTAGAAGAAGAATTGGCAGATGTGATCATTGTTGCCCTAAGTACACTACATCATTTCAAATGTGACATTGATTCACTCATTGAAGCCAAAATGAATTATAATAAAAACAGAATGGATTGATATGGGAACCGGACAATTAATAAAATTGATTGTTGAGACGTTTGTCCTTATCTTTGCACTACCATGTGTCTATAAAGATTTCATGAACTTATGGAAAGAAAAATAGGTGATATAAAAGACAAGAAGTTAAAAGCTGAAAATATCACACTGGCAGCAATATATAACATATTGTTCACCAATGACATAGTTTGTTCCTTAATTGTAGAAATGTTAAGTAAATTACGTAAATCAAGGCTTTGTCGTTTCCGCGTAAAGCAGCAAGGAAATAAACTGGAACAGTTGATGCTTCAATATGAAAAGAAAATCAATAAAATAGCCGGACACCGGGCTTTTTTCATGGCTGATGCCAACCAATATGTTGCAGATGAAGTGCAACCTGACCTGCTTAAAATGGAATACTCCATTAAAATGGAGTTTGATAAATGCCGAATTGAGAACAGTGCCTTACTTGCCAAAGTAGAACTTACAAGATGTATGGCAGAGCTTGCTTGCCTATCCCTTGACAAACGGATAGAAGAAGTCCGTCCATATAATAAAGAAGTAACCGGAATAACATATCTCCGGCTCACTGACGCATTTAAAGTACTGGATGAACTTTCTGATATTTTATATAGGGGGGGGTACTGTGACCTCAATCAAAGCGATAATTGCAAAAGGGGTATGGCTATCATACAACGAAAACTTACTGATTGTGATATTATCAGCCGCGCAATCAATGAGTCAGACAAGTTAAATCCTGCTGATAAAGACGGATAAAAATGGCAAAATATCGTATAGGAATATCCGAAAGTTTATTGGGAGATTCTTGCTATTAATGTCAGATCAAAAGGTTTGGCATTTGGTGAAATGATGAAAGTTTCGGTACCAAAGAACGAATTTTAGATTATGCTTGTAAACTTAAAAAAACGGACATATAGTGTTTAACTATTTATAAACTGATTATGAAATTAGAAGGAAGAATCATCGTGGCACAACCGATACAATCGGGTGTATCAAAGAATGGCAATAACTGGCAGAGACAAGACTTTGTTTTGGAAATTCCCGGCCAATACCCTAAGAAAGTTGCCTTTTCAGTAATGAATAGTAATATTCAGAATTTTGGATTGGCCGTTGGGCAAGATGTTGATATTGAAATAGATATTAATGCGAATGAATGGCAGGGAAGATGGTTTAACTCCATTACTTGCTGGAAAGCAACACTCCGTAATCCGGGACAGTCTGCCGCGCCACAACAGCCCCAAACTTATTATCAGGGAGCATCATCCACCACGGCACCCTCACAAAACATGCCTCAACCACCAGTGGATTTCGGGGAACAAAAAGACGATTTGCCTTTCTAAAAAAGGAGAAGGGAGCCGAAATGCCCCCTTCTTTTTATTAATATTAATGTTCCACTTTTACGATTTCATTATAAACTATTCTGCTTCGTGGGTTATAATTGACTATTGTTTGTTTATATCCCTTTGTACCCCATCTCCACCATAGGAACTTGTGTTTATATATCCGGCTTATCGCGCTTGAAAGACTGTCTCTCACTTCATAGGTAAATGTGCTATCAGGAATATTTGCATAAAAATCCACCCATTTATCTGAATAATTGAAACTGCTGTCTTTCAGAACAAATACAATACTGTCTTTAGTGACAACTTTTGTGGTTGTGATATATTCGACTTCTTTAGGACGCAGATTCAAATCTTTTATCAGTTTTGCATCCGCACTCCGCAGCTCTTTCAATTCTTCAATGTTAAGCCGCAAAACATGGTTTTCAACCACATTTAGACTATCCCTAATCTTATATTCTTCAAGTCCAGTACAGAGACTTTTCATATTATCTGAAAGTCGGGCACTTTCCATTTTCTCTTCCTGCCACAACCGGTACATCGAAAAGGTTGCCGCAAGGAGTAACACCCAAATTACTCCTATACCTATCTTCCACCTCATAATCAATCTGTATATACATTTTTACCAACTTCTGCAATAACCACCCATGCACCATTACAGAACCCATATATCTTACCGTCATTCGCCGGCATTTCAGGTATTGTGTTAAGCTTTGTCTCATTGGCAGTGGCTTTGCTAAGAGCACTTTGAGCTGTACTTTTTGCTGCATCAGCCGTTGTTTGTGCGGTCACAGCCTTTCCATCCGTAACAGCCAACATTCCGGTCAGAGTTTTTTCATTGGTTACTCCTGCAAGGAAGGTTTCAATTTCATTGAAGGTATCAATGGCCGTAGTCGCATCAACAGTGCCAACCAGTTCATCCAATGCTGTTTTCACTGCATTTATGGACTGTTCCAGTTGGGATTCTGCCAGTTGAGCACGTCCGCTTTCCGCTAAAAGATCCGATTTACTTGCACAGCTGCCACCATCAGAACTCTCCAAAAATGAAGATGAAATAGGAAATTCATTACATCCTACCATAACATACTGTCCGGTTATCAACCCTTCAACATTCATATCACAAAACTCTCCGACACTAAGTGCTGTTTTGTAAGGCACATAATCCTTTCCATTAGAACTTTTATATACAACAACTCTATTGTTTGCTGCATCTCCAAAATTGATACTGATAGCAAATTTCCCAGTAGATAACTGTACTGGTTGGCTTTCGTACCAATCCTCTTCTTTAAGAATAAAATTCAAGTTTGCCATATCTTCGTATATGTTTATATGTTTGTTTCCTATATCAACTCCCAACCTTTCCTTACCTCATCCATATTTGCAGGAACACCATTCTCAACATAACTCATTGCAGCCACCACCGCAATAAGTTGTTCCCGGTTGTTTCTGTTCAGAACTGTATGACGAGATATGCCTGAACGCTTTTCGACTGTGGCAATATACACGTCAGTATTGTTCTCACATGGCGGTGCCCATCGCATAATAACATCTTCAAGTTCATTGGCTGTGCCGTCTTTGTCAGTATCATACTTATTAAGAATATAAGTTTGAAGAGTTTTAAAAGCAGCACGATAACCGTATGCCATAGTTTTAAACTGAAAGAAACTTTTATCTGTCTGTGTTACAGACAACCCCTGCCATTTCGTATTATTTCTCCGTATATTTAACGGATTATTATTCCGTAGTCCCCGTGTCATTTTTATCCTCCTTTTCTTTTTGTGTTTCAAATAATATTTGTGCGGCCAGTCGTGCTATATCATCCTTATTTTCAATGATTATACTCATAGTCTTTTCCGCTTTCCGAAGCTCGGCCTTTTCCCATGATTTCTCACGTACTGATTTAAACTCGCAGAAGACACAATAAACAGCCCATAACATAGCAAATACCGGAAATGGAATGACAATACAACAAATAAGATCAATCATAACCAGTGTAAGAAACGGATTAAAATACTTCTTTGCTTTTGTCGCTGTCATTTTATACTTTTTCGAGGTACGAAGTTCTCCGCGCTGTTTTGCCTTCTGAATCCCCGAAATAAAATCTATCCCCATTGCAATGATGATAGCTGTCATACTCACTGCTATCAAAACCAAATGTAAAAACAAATGGTCGTGAATGAATGCTTCGATAATGTCGTTCATATTCTTTTCGTGTTTGCGTTTATTATATTATCCCAATAGCAATTTGTCGATAGCATCAATAAAGGCCGGGGAACACAAACTTGCATATTCCCGAATCATATTACACTCTTCATCGCTATACTCAATCTCTCCATTGGAGTTGAATATTTTAAATGCGAGTGCATGAGCCTCTATTCCTCTACCAAGTTGATAAATGATATTTGCAAAATCCTTTTTGTAGTTCTCAACGGAGCATCTTGTCTTATCAATATCAACAAAAACCTCAATTCTTTCAAAATTTATCCTTTTCATAATCACTTCCAATCATTGTCGTTTGAAGCACCAAACATCAGACCTCTTCCCAACCAGTCAGAGTTCGGTGACGGATACATAAAATCTGCCAATTGCATACAATGGTGCATAGAACCGCCATTCAACGTTTGCTTTGTTCCATTCGCATATACCTGAACATTATTATAATTGTCATTTGCATTAACCAAGAATATCCTTTGGGTAACGGCGAGACTCAAAAGATAACGGTAGGTCGCGCTTGACGTTATTCTGAATATGACCGTATCGACTGGAAAGCCCGATGTCTCGCCGTTATAATCGTATCTTGGCGAATAGCAAGGAACTATATAATAAGTTTCATTATTTGAAGAAGTCCCGGAAGTCAAAGGAATATAAGTACCGGCTTTATCAGCCCCTTTTGTGTACACATAGGCATAGGAGCCATAAACTACCATAATGCTTCTTTCTCTTGCGCCAAACACACCTCTACACCATAAGTCAGAAGTGTAGAAGCGTAATGATCGGCTGTCTTTAGTTCCTTGATGATACATATCACCATCAAACCACATCCTTCCATCACTTCCAAAACTGATTCCCCCAACCGCATTACCAGCATCATTTACGCAATTCAGTCTTGTAAAAGAGCCTGACACACCTTTCAATGTACCTTCAAAAGTGCTGTCACCTGAAATGACCGCACCAGTAGCATAAAGTTTCCCTGCTATACTTACTTTATATGGTGCATCAGTCGGTGTTGTAGCTCCAATCCATAGCGGATAGTCGCCACCAACAAGCCCTGCCGCAACCGTTGTGTTGTCAGATTTCATAATCAAAAGCTGATTACCCTGCATAAATCGAAGAATAGCGTTTTGAGCCATGATAAGCGGAGTGTACACCGGTACCAAAGAATTAAACTTCTGCCAATAAGTTGTATTTGTTACTGGAATGGAATCACTGGACGTATGAGTTTTCAGACATTTATACGCGTTAAACGTATTGGCACCGGTAGTCACAATAGCAATATCCAAGTACCGGGTACCGGAAGTCAAAGCCTCGTCATTGCGATACTCTATGCCTTTAGCCCATTCGGATTGCCGGAGAAT